GCGATGAATGCTCTGTATAACGATCGTTGTAACGTGTCTCATAGCTTATCAATAAATCGCAAGATGTAAATAGTGAAATATCACTTCAAAAACCCGTTTTTCGACCACTTATCACGGATTCAGGCTCAACGCTTAGAATTCGGTACTCACCGGTATCACAGCGAATCAGCATACCAGGTTCAATCACCACATCAGGAATCCTTCTAAACTGAAAGGTGGCATTAGCTTTGGTGTAGGCGGCCATATTGGCCCACTTTCTTGAACCGTGCCTTTCATCCCTGTAGGCACGAACACTGGCGATTAAATTTTCTCCCTTAGAAGAGAATCCTTCATCGTCTTTGATAGGAATCGTATCGATGATGTCGATTCTGGTGTTCATCTTCCCAAAGCTCATACACTTCACCTGCCCTTACTGCCTTCTCCTCATAACCATGACATCGATCTTTTCTTCTACCTTTTCTGTAGCATCTTTTCTGACGTTTCCTTCTTTTCTTCACCCATAACCGTTTCATCAGACCTGCCACTCCTTTCCCATGCGTAGAAGTAGATGTACCGTCTTCCACACCTGCTCTGAAGCACTGACATTATCATTAAAAAAACCACCGGTGGAGCCATCGCGACTCTCATAAAAATGAGAGGCTAGCATGATGACCCCTTGCTCGGTAGCCGGTGACATGGTGTTTTCTGCGTAGAAGTCCGCACCTAGATGCTGATAACCTTCTGCATAGCTGATGGCGGCAGCAATCACACCTTCCAGTAAGGTATCATCCTCATTATGGGTTACAATGAGATTTTGTTTTACCTTCTCAAGAAGCGTCATCTACCATCACTCGCTTTCCATCAGGCCAGCGGTTTTAAGCTTTAAAAGCAAGGCATTGAAATCAGCCACCAGGTCCGCCACATCTACAGCGGTGCTGTCTGCTTGAAGCGCTGCAGGTTTCAACTCTGCTCCATCAAATGTGACTTTTCCTTCTGCAGTTACAGCAAGTTCTCCGCCAATAACGGTCTTCTCGCCACCCTGTTCGGTATAGTTTTTTGTGTTATATCCCATGGTTTTCCCTCCTTATCAAAGTGAAAGGAAGGCAGTAACTAGGACCACCTTCCTGTTAAATTACTTAGGCCTTTTGCTGAAGGACCTTGATGGCTTCAGGAAGGATCAACTTCGCATCCAGTCTCTGAGATGCTAGGAAACCGACCTGACCATTTGCTGCATAGAGTTCGTTCAGACGTTTGAAGGTTCTACCCTGACGATCAGCAATCCAGTAGTACTTGAAGTCTCCAAAGAGAATGGTCTTTTCACCCGCTACAGCTACTGGCATGTACTGAGAAGTAACCACTGGACGATTGAGAATCGTATCTGGTGTTCCTGCCTGAATAGATGGCTGCCACAAGTATTGACCCTGACCATCTTTCAGCTTTCTGATAGCTTTGATGGTCGCATCATTCACAAGGAAGGTTGCGTTCTTTCTATAAGCCGACTTCAAGCTGTGGTAAAGGTCTAGAACCTCATCAATGGTGATGGCTGTTGCACTTGCAGCAGTCACACCAAGACTCGCTCCACCAGTTGTATGAAGAAGACCTGTAGGTTTGCTGCTTCCATTTCCAGTGAGGAATGCTTCCTCTTCTGCAGCACCGATTCGTCTTGCAAACTCAGCTGCAATGTAGGCTTCAAGGTCGAAGTAGCTGTCATTAAGAAGCTCATCAGAAACCTTCAGCATGGTACCAAGTTTGTAGGCCGACAAGGTCACCTGAGTGAATGCATCATCACTTTCAGTGAAGGCAGCTTCTTCGTCCATCCATGCAGCGGATCCGTGACTAGCTACAACAGGAATCTTTCTATCCCCGTAGCTGGTCGTAATCACGTTACACAGATTTCTAAGAATGTTAGCCTCTTCAAGTGCCTGAATCAGCTGGTTTTCATACTCATCCGGTACAAGGAAACCACCTTCTGAATCGGTACCAATCTGAAGCGCGTTGTGTACCGCAGGGTTCATCTTGTTTCTCATGGCACCCCAGAAGGCGCTCTTATAGGTATCAGATGCTCTGCCGGTTTTTTCTTCGGTCATCTTATCAGGTCTGGATGCAAGCGGTTTACTAAGGACAGCTGAAAGCTCTCTGTCCATCATCTCTTGACGCTCAAGGCGCTCGATTTCCTTTCCAAGGCTGACCACTTCATCTTCCATCTTTTCATAGACGGCATTGTCCTCAGGTTTGATTAGACCGTTCTCCTGACGATGTTCATCGAGGAATGTCTTAGCCTGCTCCCAAACCTTGGCACGTTTCTCTCTTAGTTCTTGAATTTTACTCATATTCATTACCTCCAATTTTTAATCAGCTCCAGCCGTCTTTCCAGCTGGGCAATAGGGATCTGGTTTACTAAATGGGCAGGAGCCTTCAAATCGTCTTCACCTTGTGGTGCAGGTTCTACGCTCTTTTCCGGTTCCTTAGTTCTACCGTCATCATCATGTGCTTTTAGGTATTTCATCCTCGCCTGAATACCAGGGAGTTTGTTCCTTAGAGCATTTGTCACTGTCATCTGGTCAAAGATAAAGCCACCGGAACCTTCATCTACCGGCTCTGATTCATAGAGAATCTTGTCGGCAAACTTCAGCTCGATGGCCTTATGAGCACTCATCCAGGTTTCAGCGTCCATCATGTGTGAAATCTTCGCTCTGGAAAGTCCTGTCCTTGTCTGATAAGCATTGATAATGCTCTCTTTTACTTCACTGAGTAGGTTAATCCCCACCTGCAGATCCGCCACCTCACCAGCAATAAGCATGGCTGGGTTATGGATCATGATTACTGACAGCGGAGAAACACACACTTCGTCTCCCGCCATTGCAATGACAGAAGCGGCACTGGCTGCAAGCCCATCAATGTGAACACTGACCTTGCCGGGGTATTCTTTAAGCATGTTGTAAATCTGCGCTGCAGCGAAGGTGTCTCCACCCGGTGAGTGTATCTTTACAACAATGTCATCTGCTCTAGATCCACTGCCATAAAGCTCCGTCTTGAACTGTTTAGGGGTGATGTCATCATCAAACCAAGAAGACTCTGCAATGTACCCTTCAAGGTGTAGGGTTCTCACCGTAGGCTCATCGGCTTCATTCACCACCCATCGCCAAAATTTATCCATCTAATCGACCTCCTTTCGGGCATGAAAAAAGCACTCCTCGATTTTGAGAAATGCTGTTGATACTTCCAATTTGTTTTCTAGTTGTCCACAGAAATGGGCCAAGTTATACACTTATCATCAAGACCCATCACCACCAGACTCATCCATGGCTTTCTTTGCATAGGCCCCTGCCATCTTAAGAGGTAGCATATTTCCATTTACCAGATACAGGTCCCCACCATCTTCTTCGGAAATCGGGTCCATATTCTCCATCCTTCTTACATCATTAACGGAGAAGAAACCATTTTGAATACCGATGGCATATCCATCCATTCTGGATTTATAATCCCCTCGCATCAGAGCTGATGCATTGAAGGACACAAAGCATTGACCTTTCTCTTTCTCAAGGAAGAGCTTCTTGTTCATGGCCTGCTCTATTCGAACCAGCCATGGTCTGATGGTATGGACTACAAAGCTGATGGACTGGTTCTCGATATTACTGAATGAACTCTTGCTAAGGTCCGCCACCATATGAGGAGGCACTTGAAAGATTCTACAGATCTCTTCTATCTGAAACTTCCTCGTTTCAAGAAACTGCGCATCGGAGTTGGGCATGCTGATGGCTTGGTACTGAAGGCCATCTTCAAGGACTGCCACCTTGTTGCTGTTTCCACTTCCCCCATAAGCCGCCTGCCAGGCATCTCTCACTTTTGATGGATCCTTGATGGTTCCTGATGTTGAAAGAATACCGCTTGGAGTAGCGTTGTTGGCAAAGAACCTGCCACCATATTCTTCAGCGGCAATGTTAAGTCCGATGGCATTTTTCGCAAGGGCCACCGGTGAGTAACCCATGATGCCATCAAAGCCAAGTCCCGGTACATGAAGAACATCCTCCGGTCCTAGATAATGGGTGGTGGTATCCTTCCGATAAGCGTAGTAGAGATTGCCATTCTTATCTCTATCCACCGTCATCTTGTCGGGAAGGAGGGGATAAAGATGCACCACTTCCCCTTTTCCATTTCGAATGATCTGGCAGTAGGCATTTCCCCATAGAAGAAGGTGGGTCATCATGGTTTCTCTTAAGGTAAAAGAGGTCATCTCAGGATTCGGTTCATCGTGTAAAATCCTATACAACGGGTGGGTGTACATCTTTTCTTTGCCGTCACCTTGATACCTGTAAGTATGAAGGGGTAAAGAGGCCACCGTCTCTGCAATGATTCGCACACAGGCAAAGACTGCTGTGGTTTGCATTGAGCTTCTCTCGTTTACGATTTTCCCCGATATGCTTTGACCCATATAAAAGTTCGGTGCGCTGCTGACACTGTCCGTGGGTTCTGCCCTCGCCTTAAAGAGCCATTTAAAAAAGTTCGCCATAATCTATGTTCACCCCCTTCTATCCTAAAATGATCATGTCGCGTTCATCATAAATGGACCCATCATCATCCGGTGGATTCACTGTAGCTCTGGCAAGACCCATGATCATGGCCACGATACCATCGATCTTTTCTGAGGACTTTTCCTTATCCACCTTGATGTTTCCAGCAGGGTCCGTTCTGACCACAATGTTATCTGCCATCCATCGAAGAACCGGATGACCGCCATGGGCTATCTGCTTGCTTAAGGTGAGTCGCATGAGATCCTTTGTCGGTGGTGACATATCCTTAAAGCCCTGGCCAAAAGGTACAACGGTAAATCCCATACCCTCCAGGTTCTGACTCATCTGCGTAGCACCCCAGCGGTCATAGACGATTTCTCTGATGTTGTATTTCTCACCAAGTCTCTCGATGAACTTTTCGATGAATCCATAGTGAACCACGTTTCCTTCTGTAAGATTTAGAAGTCCCTGCCGGTGCCAGATATCATAGGGAACGCTGTCTCTTTTCACCCGCTGATGAAGGGTTTCTTCTGGCAGCCAAAAGTATGGGAGCACCTGAAACTTGTCTCCCTCTTCTAATGGTGGAAACACTAAAACAAAAGCGGTGATGTCACTGGTTGAGGACAGGTCAAGACCTCCATAGCAGACTCTCCCTTTCAGCTCTTCCGGGTCTATAGTGAAATTACAAAGGTCCCACTTATCCATGGGCATCCATTTGATTTCCTGCTTTAACCACATGTTAAGCCTTAGCTGTTTAAACAAGGCGAGATCTGCTGGATCGTCTTTCACTTGGTTATAGTGCTCCCTGACTCTCTCTATAGAAATGGTATGACCAAGACTTGGGTTGGCCTTATACCAGTTGTTTTCATCTTCAATGTCCGCATCGTCCTCTAGCCCATAGATAATGGCGAGGAATGTCGGATCTACTCTCTTGCCTTCCAGTATGTCTTTAGCCTTTTGATGCATCTCCCAGCCATAGCCAGAGAGTTGATTCCCTGCAGTGGTGAGATATAAAAACAGTGGCTGGGTCCTGGCATCTCCTGAACCGGTAGTCAGCATTTTCGCAAGGTCGGGATTCGGATAGGTCCAAATCTCATCGAGGATTACACAGGATGCATTGATACCGGATTTTGACTTGACATCGGAACTTAGTACCTGATAGAAACTGCCCGTCTTTGGATAGACGATTCTTTTCGTGGACCTTACCAGATTGGTCACTTTTGAAAGGGTAGAATTCCCTTCCACGAAGTTCATACTGGTGTTAAAAATAATACTGGCCTGTTGTCTGTCACAAGCAGCTACATAAACCTCTGCATTAGGTTCCCCATCAGCAAGAAGCATGTAGAGAGCAATAGCTGCGCCCAGCTCGGACTTGCCATTTTTCTTGCCAATCTCTACATAGGCGGTTCGATACTGACGAGTACCATCTTCTCTCAAGGTTCCAAAGAGGCGTCTCACCAGATCCTTTTCCCAGGGAAGTAACTTAAAAGGCTGACCGGCCCATCTGCCTTTGGTCAGCTTCAGTTGTTCGATGAAGTTTATGGCGTGATTCGCATGAGCTTCACTAAATGGCATAGGCGCTCCTCCTTTCAAATTAGTGGTCCTTACTCTTTTTCAAAATATCCTCCGCCTTTGGCACATTGGAAAGCAGCTCTTCCATGGCATCGCCCTCGATGGTATTACCACTGTTATTAATGTTGAGTCTACTTCGAGCCGATGGGCTTAGTCCAAGTTCTGAACAGAAGTTTCTCATCTGTTTAAGGTTCTGCTGGGCAATGGACACTTGAGGAATCTGCTGAATGTATCCTGAAGCAGTCTTTAGAATGGATCCATGCTTTGAGATGAATTCCTCTGCCTCCTTCCATCTGGCGTAGGCCTGACAGTACCCGGCAAAGGCAGCCATATCCACTTGAGTCAGTAGCCCCATGGCTTCCAGCTCTTTTGATAGCCTTCTCCATTCTTTCTTGGCATCCGGCTCCAGCCATGACGGGCACTTGGGGGCTATCTGTTTTGGTTTCGGTTCGTTCTTATTGAGTGCTCTTTTCCCTGGATTTCCTTCCAGCTCTTTGACCGCTGTAGGTTTTGGTGGTCTTCCTCTACCAGCCATAACTTTCACCTCCTTCATTTACTGCAAATAAAAAGAGCCATTTCAGACTCCAAATATTATTAATTCACTTTGTTTATGTCTACTTTAATCTCTTCAACTCGCCAATCTGTAAAGCTTTTGAACCATTCCTTTGAAAACTTTTCTGCCATCTCTTCGGTATCCCAGTAGCAGGCTTCGTCAAAATCAAAGGTCCATTTGGGGTGGCCATCCCACATGCTGAGGTATAGCTTCTTACCCGCTTTCGTTTGCATCGTTACCGTGTAGAACATCTCCATTCCTTTCGCCTCCTTCGTTTTGGTATATACATATATCACTCTGAAGGCTAAATTAGTCAAGGATTACTTCCCACGGATTCCTTTATAATTAAAGTTCCCTTTTCGAATTTCTTCATGATCTGATTCCACGGCTTTGTTGTATTCAGTGTCTTTGGTTTCTTTCTCTTTGCAACTCATGCAGATGCACTGCTCATTGAACATGGACATGATTCGCCCACCTTCTAAGCTGCTACCGCAGCGGTCACAATGTTTTTGACTAAAAAATTTATCCATCTATCCGCACCTCCTACTCCACATCCACATATTCCATTAATATGGCCAGGGCATGATCATAGCTTTCTGCTTCAGTTGTAATTCTCTTCACCATTTCATCGGCCTTTTCAGGCTCCCCAGCTTCCTTCAGGGTTCGTGACACAATCCCCATGAGATTAAAGATGTTACCATCCTCGCCAATGAGTCTACATTTAGGTTTCATCGGTTTCATCCACCTTTCTAAAAGCACCGCTTCCTTCCAGATGTTTAAGAAGTGTCTTTCTGGTTTCTTTGTACTTCGGACCATTCATCCCGATACGGATCAGCCAGGTTCTAAGGGCATACTTGGGATTATCATCCTGGGCCTGTTTATAGGATGCGCGGCTTAAGGTTCTGGAATAGTTCGCTATGAGCACACATAAATCTTGAAATGCCTTAATCCTTTCGGAAATCAAGTTTGAGCTGTGCAGTTTGAAGGTTAACGTCTTCTCATCAAAATCAATCTGAAATCCTGGGCACCTATTTGTCCCCAGTTCTTCAAGGGCTTCTTTAAGTCCTTCTAAATCCTTAATCTCAACGTTGTTCAGGTCTTCAGCAAGCCCATCATCCATGAAGGCTTCCTCTGTTTCAAAAGCCATCATGATAAGCCGCTGCTTGCTGTAAAGCATGTTGATGATATTCTTCAGGCTATCAGCTGTGTGCTCTTCAAAGTTCAGTTTAACTTCGACCCCACTAAGTTCTTCTAGTAGATTGGTTGATTCTGCATTTTGATCTGCCTCATGAATTTCAACTTCATTCATCTGCACTTCATCACTTTGCTCTTGATCAGTCAGTGGCTCTGGCTCCAATTGTTGATTCAGGATTTCTTCCATGGTGATGGACGCTCCATCGCCTCTCGTAATACCGCCATGTCTGTCAATGGTGTAGACTTCATTTTCTGTTCTGATTTCATAAGCAAAGCTTGGAACACTTAAGTACTTAGGCTTCACGCCAAAGTGCTCGCCCAGTTGTTTGATCATTTCTTTCCGGTCCATTTTCATACCTCCTTCGTTTTGGTACTTACATATATCACTCTAAACACAGGATATAGCAAGTGATATATTTTATTTTTGGAATTGGAAGCTCTACCATTGAATTGGTAATTTCTTTCATATACCATAGTAGTAAGAACCTAGGAGGTGCAAATGAAATCAACGGGCATTGTTCGGAAAGTTGATCAGCTTGGAAGAATTGTCATCCCAAAAGAACTAAGAGACACACTCGGCATCGACCAGAAATCACCACTTGAGATTTTCACCAGTGAAAATACCATCATCCTTGGCAAGTACGAGCCGCAGTGTGCAATCTGCGGTAATGCAAAAGGCACTCGCAAATTTAAAGGAAAGCTCATCTGCAATAATTGTATTGCCTATATCAAAGAAGCAGGCCGCTAAGCCTGCTTTTTCAGTTTTTATAGTTCAAGACCAGTGTAACGAGGATAATCATATCCTTCTGTATTGACCAGGACCTTCTCTCCCGTGTCGATGTTTACGACTCTGATGCATCTGATTTTACCCTCTTGGTCCATCCCACCATCTTCATGGGAGATCCAAGGCTGATCTTTAAAAAAGTCCTGGACAAAATCTCTGAACTCTGCATCCTTTAAAATCACTTCTCTCGTAATGGTGTATGGCTGACCTTTCTTTCCCTCTTTGATGGCTTGGTGGGTGAGTTCTTTCAGCTCTACTAGGTCACACACTTTTCTACCGAATAATGCTTTCATCACTTTCTCCCTCCCACTCTTTTGAAGTACCCTGTTTCCAGAAATTCCTCCATCTCACCGGGTGTGTAGATCAGGCATTCATCATCAGTATCTTCAATAGGAGCTAATATAAAATCCCGATCCCATTTCCCAGCGATTTCATAAACCTTACCATTTCTGTTTTCAAACCTGTCTTTCTTTTGAATCATCATTTCCTTGACCTCCTTGCATTTTGTTTGTTTTTGGTACTAACATATATCACTCTAAAGCTACATAAATGCAAGTCTTATCTTGAGAAATGATGTATATTTTCTAAGTCTTACAGAAAACTCGGCGGGTACTTCTTAATGGCTTTTTCACTGATGGCCAGAGCATTCTCTATAAATGCTTCATCAAATCCGGCAGCCTTATAACCTTCTTTCACAGTCTCAAGGTAACTTCTGCTTGGAAGGTTGAGATGGATCCTATCCAGAATCTTATCGGTCATGATGTACACCATGGCTGTAATGATCGTTCCATCTTCCAAGGTGACTTTCACATCTTCCTTTTCATAAAACCTCGGATAGCCTTCGTAAAAGTCCAGTGCCTTTTCATCTTCCGGCTCAAGCTCCCAAACAACCACCGGAACTTTACCACCACGTTTTTTCTCAATGGTGCAGTAGGCATTTCCCATCTGACCTTTAAATAGCAGACGGTATCCTTTTAGGACCCCTTTGCCGTAGACCTTAGCCGCCTTGCACCTCATTGCCATTTGACCGAGATTAAGATTGGACCCATAGGCCACATTGAGTCTTTTTTCCACTTTCATCATCACTTCATCCTTTCTTAAAGAGCGGTTTATCCCCTTCAGCTTCGCCTGTGTGGGCTTTTGTTTGAAGATGGGAACCCTTCTACCACCTTAAGAGCGGTCTCCCGCTCGGTGGGTTTGAAGTCGCCGCCTTTTTATCTATGCGGTTGTACGAAATCTCCAGGCTGCGCTGCCATCCAGGTGCTTACAAAGGTGCTCTCTGCAGTTCTTGAAATCGTCTCCGATAAAACCGATTCGGTTAAGCCAGGTTCTCATGGAGAACTTTGGGTTTTCAATCTGTGGCTTCTTGCTGCTGGCACTCTTTTGGGTCAAGGCCTGATGGTTCATTGCAAGGCTCAAGGCAACGTAGCTTCGAATCTTTCCTGCGTGAAGCGTTCCGTTGAAGCCCCTTAGTTCAACCGTTCCGCATCCGTTAAAAAGGCTGTGAAGGTTTAGAAAATGGTATCGGCTTTCATGGTAGTGTCTTTCTCTTCTGTCATTGTAGTCTTGGTACCAGATGTCTTCAATTTGCTTCATGGTGGTTGGCTTTTTCTTGTTCATCCTTTCAACAAGGCTTTGGTCCATCTTTTTGCAGTAGTGCATTCTTCTTCTCTCTATTTGAAGGGCATCGTATAAAAGGTCGTTCCTTGAGTAGATGATGTTCATGAAGTTTCTGATGGACCTTGGTGTGTGGTCCCTGCCGTCCAGGTGGATGTGAATCCCGGTGCAGTTTTGCTGCTCTGAAAAAGCTCCGGCTTTCCTGAGTTTTCTCGCCATCTCCTGAAGGCTTGCCATGTCCTTTTCGTAGGTTAGGATTGGGCTGACCAGTTCTACGCTGTATTCTTTTGAGGCTGAAACCTTCTGGCTGCCTGATTTCTTTTGAGTGGTTATGCTTCCGTCATACATCACTTTCCACTTTCGTCCATCAGGTGCTGTGATTCTAAAGGTTCCGTAGTAATCATGAAGCTCCTCGAGGCTACCGCCTAAATGCTCTGCTACAATCTTAGCTGCTTTTCTTCTTGTGATTCCTGTAAATTCAATCTCGATGCCGAAGTTGCTCTTTAAAAAATCCTTGTTTGCCATGGTATTTTCCCCTTTCTCATTTAGGTGTGTTTCTTTGGTCATGTACATATATCACTCTAAACGAGATATATAGCAAGTTAATAATGAGGAAAATACTGTATTTATTTATACACTTTGAATTTCTGAAGGTTTCTCAACACCACTAATATGAACCTTTTCGCCATCCCGAAGTACATATACATCTTCATCTGTCCCAACCTGCTCAATAAACCTTTTTACTATAACTGTGGCATATTTGGGGTCAAGTTCTAGTGTATAGGCGATTCGGTCGATCTGTTCACAGGCAATGAGTGTAGAACCGCTACCACCAAATAGATCCATGACAATCCCGTTGACTTGGGATGAATTCTTAATGGGGTAGCAAAGAAGCGGCACCGGCTTCATCGTTGGATGTTCACCGTTCTTCTTTGGCTTATCGTAGTTCCAAACGGTAGTCTCAGACCTTCCGGTGAACCATTTGTGCTTTCCACCTCTAAGCCATCCGAAGAGAATCGGTTCATGAATCCAGTTGTATGGACTTCTCCCAAGGACCAGTGAGTTCTTCTTCCAGATACAAACACCACTTAAGTGAAACCCTGATTCAATGAAGGCCTTCCTGAAATTGAGTCCTTCCGTATCTGCATGAAAGACATAAATGGATCCTCCGGGTGCAGTATGCTCCGCCATGTTTTTAAAGGCTGCAAGCAGGAAGCTGTAGAAGGTGTCATTGTCCTGCTTATCGTTTTGAATCTTAAGACCGCTGGCACTTTCGAAGTCAACATTGTATGGCGGGTCCGTAAGAACTAGATTGGCCTTCTTTCCATCCATGAGCTTTTCAACATCTTCAGGTTTCGTGGCATCCCCACAAAGAAGACGGTGTCTTCCGAGAAGCCATACATCTCCCGGTTTAACAAAGGCGGCTTCCTCTAATGCTTTATTGACATCGTAATCATCATCTTTTGCATCCTTATCATGAACCTGGCTAAAGAGGTCTTCAATTTCTGCAGCATCAAATCCAGTAAGGGTCACATCAAAGTCCTGTGCTTCCAGATCTTTAATCAGATCAGCCAGAGCTTCAAACTCCCAATCGCCTGTGACTTTGTTTAACGCAACATTGAGTGCCTTTTCCCTTTCGGCGCTCATCTTAACAATGACGCATTCGACTTCCGTGTGACCTTCTGCCACCAGCACCTTATATCGTTGGTGGCCACCGACAATATTTCCCGTTTCTTCATTCCAGATGATTGGCTCCACATACCCAAACTCCGTCATGGACCTTTTCAACTTTTCATAAGCAGGATCTCCGGGCTTCAAATCTTTTCTTGGGTTATATTCTGCCGGGTTGATATCCGTTACCGGTACTTTTCTTATAATCATGTCCTGTTTCATCAGATTCCCTCCGTTTCTTGGCATTAAAAAAACCCTAGACCGCAGTCATAAGGCTAAAACTCATAAAATACAATAGATAAACACCTGTTTTTTAAGGTTGTAATGAATTCACTTTGACTTAGTTTTTTGTTTATTCATGGGTCGCTACATCCCACTATTCATAAGGTTTTCAGGAGATTTTCTGCCCTTAAATATTGCGCATGATATCCGGGATATACCCCCCTTACGATTTTTGCGATTTCTCACAAAAGACCCTGGCGCGTTGTCGCCCGGCCACTTCTGTAGAGATTCAGACCCCCTACCCCCTCATGGGTTTAGGATTATTTCCGAAGCCTCCATCTTCTTCAGCTGTCTTCTTGGAGTGACAACTTTTACACAGTGGCTGCCAGTTTTTTTTATTCCAGAAGAGCTTCCGATCACCACCGTGTGGTTTGATGTGGTCCACTTCAGTTGCCGGAGTGAGTCTTCCTTCTCTCTCGCAGTGAACACACAGGGGATGCTTCTTAAGAAAGTCTTTGCTGGCCTTTCTCCACTGATAGGTGTACATCTTTGAACTCCTATCGTTCTGGATCCTTGTCATTTCTTTCTTGTGCTTCTCACAATATCTATCATGGGTCAGCGACTGACACCCAGGATAGTTACAGATGCTCTTTGGTTTCCAGGGCATCAAGTTCACCTCCTGTTTTCATTCTTGGAAAAAGGTATAGAAAAAGCTCCAGTTCATTAACCAGAGCCTGTGATCCAAGAATGCTGCGTTTCCTAAGATTCGAATCGATATAGCTTAGGCGTATGCTACAGCATATGGTGTTCTTGAATTTTTTTCTATACCTTTACACCATATACTATAGCATGGGTACCTACTGACATTCACTGACATTTACTGACACAATTTCATCCTTTCGAATTCTTTCAGGGCTTTTCCATGAATTCGATACACCGTTCTTGGATCATACCCCATGGAAGCTGCAATCTCATCCCAGCCTTTTCCACTGAGATATCGAAGTTCAAGCAAGAGCTGTTGATTGATATCATCCATCATGTTAATGGTATCTTGAATGTCTTTCTTAAGATCAACCAAGCGATCAATGTCAGAATTGATTTCATTTTCAAGGTCGATGACTTTCACAATGGTGCTTTCCATTTTGCTCTTCTCAACATTCCCACCGCAGATTTTTTCTTTGGTAAAGCTCGATGTTACTTTCATAGCTAGACTCTTAAGCGTAGCCAATTGCTCTAACTTACTATCAATCATCTGGTCCAGCCAGATTGCTTGAGATAAATATTCCTTTGCATTCATTAGCCCACCTCCACATCATCTAATAGACTCATCTTCCCTCCGTAATAAAGCTCCATGATATTTCTTCTTGTTGCAGAATCCAATGAGTTGATTCTTCTAAAGACTCTCTTTTGATCTTCATCTGCTTGAGCCTTGGTCTTAAAGAATGAACAGCTATCGCCTTCACACTTCTTAACCTTCAAAGCCTTACACTTTCCATTTCTATATGCAAAACAATTCTTCTCCATCACTTGCTGACACCTCCAGTTTCTTCACACTCATTGGTAAAATATCTGATTGGTATGTTCCATCTCTTAGCTCTGGAAATCTCCACACTCATACCTGATGAGATTCTGTTCCCAAAGACCCAAAGCTCATGGCATTTGCTTAAGAGTATGAGTCCCATATCAATCCCCAGCTGTCGTTCTTCTGGATCATCCTCCTCAAGAAACTGTGGGTACATCAAATGCGGGATGATGGGTACTGCCTTCTCAGTCACAGCAAATCTTCCATACCTTCTTGCTCGTCTTGTGTTTCCTTCGATGTCACCGGCAAAGGGACTGCAGATGAACACGATTTTCTTTTTCTTTCTTTGCTTCTCTTCTTTTTCAATATTGGTTAAAGCTTCAAAGACCGTTGGGTCATGATAGCCTTCAGCATTAAATTTATTTGCACTCATTTCTTTATCCTCCATTTCTCAAGTTTTCTATTCTGGCCTTGACTGCTTCAATCAAAGCGTTCTGACCAGTGTCTTTATTATCAAGTGCCATCATTACTCTATGATCTATTGTGTCTTTGGCTAGAAGATGATGGATCACTACCGTTTGCTTTTGTCCTTGCCGCCACAGTCTGGCATTGGCTTGTTGGTATAGTTCCAGACTCCAGGTAACACTAAACCAAATGATGGTGGAGCCACCCTCTTGAAGATTGAGGCCGTGGCCGGCTGATGCCGGATGGCAAAGGGCAATCTTCATTTCTCCCCGATTCCATCTGGCAATGTCCTCAGAAGTGTTGATGTCTCCCGCATCAAATCTCTCTTTGATTCGGTCACGCTCATGTCTGAATCCGTAATAGATCAGAACCGGTTTTCCATTGGCTGCTTCAACAAGATCCTCTAAAGCATCCAGCTTCCTGTCATGAATCTGATGTACATCTCCATACTCGTCATAGACTGTTCCACCCGACATCTGTAGGAGCTTATTGGAAAGCACTGCTGCATTGGCTGCATCCACATCACTGTCTTCAAGAGGAAGAAGCAGATCTCTTTCAAGTTTTCTGTAGAGCTTCATTTCCTTTTCGGATAGCTCCACTTCCACTTTGTTAAAGATGATTTCCGGCATTTTCAGATACTCTAACGCTTTCATGCTGATACAGATATCAGAAATCTTGTCGTAGATCTTATCCTCTGCATCATCGTTCAGTGCATAGTCTGTTGGTATGCCACCGTTCACATATTTCTGTGGGTGGAAATACCTGCTTCGATATCCACTGAAGGTTCTTCCAAGCCGCTCTCCACCATCAAGAAGGTAAATCTGACTCCAAATATCCAAGAGGCCATTGGGAGCTGGCGTTCCAGTCAGCCCTACAATCCTTTTGATTTTATGTCTTACCTTCTTAAGTGCCCTGAACCTTTTGGCCGATGGCGATTTGAAACTGGAAAGCTCATCGATGATCACCATGTCAAAGGGCCATTCGTTTTTATAAAAGTCCACGAGCCACGGGACATTCTCTCTGTTGATGGTGTAGATATCTGCCTTCTTGTAAAGGGCCATGGTCCGTTCCTTCGCACTACCAAGAACCCTTGATACCCTTAAGTTCTTCAGATGCTTCCACTTCAGAACCTCGTCTAGCCATGTGGTATTTGCCACTCGAAGCGGAGCAATCACTAGGACCTTGGATACTTCAAAACGATCGTGCAGCAGGTCCACAAGAGCGGTCAATGTGATCACACTCTTGCCAAGTCCCATGTCCAGGAAAAGCCCTGCAGAAGTTTTCTCCAAGATGAACTCTGTACAGTGGGTCTGATATTCATGAGGGTGATACGGTAGTCTTGATTTAGGTAGTACAACTTCTGGCAATCCCATCCACCACACCTCCAATATCTTCTGGATGGTCTAGGCAATAAACCAAAAACCCTAGCCCTTCCAGCTCATCTTTTCTCTTTATTTGATTAGGCCGCATCTTCTTTCCCGGAGCCTTCACCTCAACAAATCCTGCTCTGCCACCGGGCAGAAGTACCAACCTGTCAGGCACTCCATTTATTCCAGGGGAGATAAACTTAAAAGCTCTCCCACCTCTTCTTTTCACTTCTTTTACGAGCATCAGCTCAAGTTCTTTTTCAGTCATGTCTTTCACCTCAATTTTTGTTGCTGCAATTCATGTGTCTACTTTTCATTTAATTAATCCATTCCATTGACTCTTACTTCAAGGCTTATAGTCCATTGGTGTCTACTTCTCATCTTTTAAAAAATAGTCTTCAGGGCATTTTGCTTTGTAATTAAGTCTGTAATTATCTCTGTAATTAAGGGGTTAAAAACTCTTACGCGCGTATACCAGCGTAATTAGTCATTATTGGTATTAATTACTTACTTCTAACTCTATTGGTTATTCTTAATTACATAATTACAAATGACCTTTAACCCCTTGTGATTACAGGATTTTTGGCTGTAATTAAATTTGTAATTAGCTTATTCTTGTTACACTGATTACAAATCTTTGTCATTTGCCACTTTTTCTTTTGTAATTGAATCATCCTCCACATTACACACCCGGCAGAAGGTCTTTTGATTACCGTATAGCGGAAACCTCGTTTGACCTTGCTTATTTCCGGTATAACTTTCCCATCCACCGATTCGCATGAGTACTCCGATAATTTCATAAGAATCCTGACGTCTTAAGTTTGTTTTGTTCTTTCCAAGGCACTCACACCAAATCTCATGAACGCAAACCTTATCTCTTCTCTTTGTGCCTACCTGTACCTCTGATCCAAATTCGCTCTGCCCAGCCAGGAAGCTTCGTCTTTCATAAAGGTCCATGTTGTCCCAGTTTTCAGGTAGCAAGGTCTCCAGGTAATCTCCAATCAGCCCTTCTCTATCATCTGCTTCCATGGCATCTCGCTGTTCTTCAAGGGCCATCAGTTCTTCATCGCCTTTAAGCAGTAAGGCTTCACCATCTTTATATCTAAGCAGGGCTTCTGCCCAAATCTGCTCCACATTCTCCATTGCCCAGACACTTTTCTTCCCACCGCTGACCCTCACAGGCCAGAACCTTCTATTGCCGGTGATATCCCTTAGAAAACCACTGATGTTATTGGTGCTTCCGACAATGATGCACTGCCTTGGATGGTTCTCTACATTGACTCCATAGCTTTGGCGAAACTTATCATCGGTTCTGGTGATAAATGACTTCACAGTCTCCACATCAATCTTCCTAAGACCCGCCAGCTCACCAAGTTCCAATATCCAGTACCCTTGAAGCTTTTCTGCACCAGCTTTATCTCGCATGTCCGATACCGTTAAGCTGTCTGAAAACCATGCACCGCCAAGCTTGGCAAAGAAAGTGGATTTCCCGATGCCTTGTGGTCCATTGAGGACTAAAATATAATCAAATTTGATACCTGGTTCATAGATTCTGGCCACCGCTGCAACTAATGTCTTACGCATCACAGCCCTTGTGTATTTGTTATCTTCTGCGCCTAGATAGTCGATAAGTAGACTATCCACTCTCTCGGTTCCGTCCCAAACAGGTAATCCATCAAGATAATCTCTGATGGGATGAAACACTCGCTCAGATGCGGCTGTTATGAGTGCATCTTTGACTTTAGCTGGTGACCAAATGCCATAGTGTCTATCGAGATACATCTTAAGATTTGAATGATCTGAATCATTCCAACCATCTTTCACTTGTTCCCAGGGAAGTGGTCCATTTACGTCCATGAGATGTTTCATCTGGTTATAAGCGATGCCCTTTAATCTTGGATCATGTCTCATAATCGTTAGAATATTAGTCGGTGTATCTTTTACCGATCCATTCTTATTGAGTTCAAGCTGAAGCTGCCATGTGAGATCTTCATCCTCTTCAGGCTCAGTTTCTGCCGTTTCAAAGTCATCTTCTTCCCTTTCAAATTCCTCTTTCATCTCATCTTCACGCTCTTTTGCCAGCTGTTTTCGCACCTTTTCGTCTGTCGTGCAAAACTCAAGCATGGCCTTGACAGATGGAAGTTGCCTCTTTTCATCCACCCCTTCATCCAGATCACCAAAGCGGTGGATCCTTACAAGGTCAAAGGCATTACAGAGATGTCCGCAAGCTGGATCCGTAGCATGGTGGGAATAAGCATATTTACCGCTATAGATCACAACACCTGCTGTAGAATCCGCCGGGATATAGTCATAACGCTCAGGCATTATACTTGGCTGATAGATGTCTGAAAGAAATGTCTCGATGGCTTCTTCAATGGTGTAGGTCCTACAGAAAGCACCGATCAGTCCTTCTTTTCTAATGGGATCTGCTTGCTTTTTCATCAGCCTATCTAATAGCTTTGTTTGTCTTGATGACACCGGCCATGATGATGAGTCCTGCCAGTTATCGTAAAGTTTCAGGATACTATCGGGATTTAAGAAGCTCCCTTTGATTTCCCTAAAGAAAAACTCCCCGTCACTGGATGTGCTTGGCCAGTACATGAGTCTGTTTGGCTCGTAGGTGGTATCATCAAATAGCTCTATCCCAATTTCTTTTGCAATCCTTCTACTTACCGCCTGGTACTCATCGGCTGTCACTGTTCTTGATAATGGAATGATCAGTCTGAGTCTAGGCTTCTCTGGCGTATGTTTATGGGTTGAGTAGATTACTGCCGCGTAACCATAAAGCATCTCCATGTTCTCAGCTATGGCCACCGCATCATCTGCATGGTCCATATCAAGGCTTAGCATGGAACGGTTCATGACACTGGATTTTGTTCGTCTCCCATCCTTAAGCTGACCGGCCACAAAACCTCCCACATCTTTCACATTGTCCTGTTGGTACTTCTTCATTTTTTTGTATTCTTCTTGGGTTTCACTGGTGACGGTGGTTTGGGAGAGTCGTTTCGCAAACTCCTCCCAGGACACCGTCTGTTCCTTCCAAACTTTATCTTTACGGCTGTTGCCTGTTGAAATAGTAAATTTCATGGCGTCCTCCTTCTTTCTTGATTGATTGTTGAGTAGAAGACTCTAAGTGGGTTAATCCTTCTCAATACAATCTGGGCATATATCCACCCATTCCCCCTCGACTCTCTTACTCTTCCATCCGATGTCTTCTCTGGCATCTATAGCGTCCTGGAAACTGTCAAACTCCTCATCCGTTCCCGCTCCGCATATATCACAAATCAAGGTGTATTTCCCGTACTCTTTTGAAATCATCTATCTTTCCTCGCTTTCTATTTATTGCTCTTCAAGTGGCGATGGTTGTTAATCCTTCTGATAAAAATCACATTCATATCCATCTGCATCTAATGGTAACCCTTCAGACCACTTTGGACTTTCGCTCATAATGCTGCAAACTTCTTCTACGTTGGATTTGCCCACTGGCACTTCGCAGATCACCTCATCATGCACATGAGCGACAATGGCAAACCCCGCTTTATCGAGTCTTAGCATGGCTTCAGCCAGAAGATCTCTGGATGCTGCTTGAACAATATTCTCCACAATCTTTGGCCCATAGGTCTCTATCCTCTCCCACTTTTTCGTGGTTCCGATACCTTCATAGGTCAGACCCTCTCGTCCAAATTTATTCAGCATCAGCTTTGGCTTTACATAGACCAGGTCACGACCTGATGGCAATGTGACGAAAAGCATGCCACTTTTATAGGTGAAGACAATACCGTGAGTTCTAGTTCTGGTTCTCTCCTTCACTGCCTTGATGGCCATCTTGTCCACTTCCCACCAGAAATTCACGATGTGGGGATTGGCTCTGCGCCAGTTGTCAATCAGCCCTTGCAGTTCGTTTTCTTCCACGCCCATCTCCAAGGCACCCATGGACTTTAGTGCTCCAACACCTCCGCCATAACCGCAGGCAAGTTCAGCGATTTTACCCTTTTGCCTCAGTGGGCTACCCTTTGTGATTTCATCAAGTGGTACATGAAACATCTGTGAAGCAGAGGCCTCATAGATCTTCCCGTGGGACTGGAATACTTCAAGTCTCCACTTCTCACCGGCGAGCCAGGACAAGACCCTTGCTTCTATAGCTGAAAAGTCAGCTACGATGAACCGATGACCTTCTTTTGGAATGAAGGCGGTTCTAATGAGTTCTGACAGTACCCCCGGTATATTACCAAAGAGCATCTGCAAATCATCAAAGCGTCCTTCTTTCACTAGATCTCTAGCGAGATTAAGGTCTACAAGGTGGTTCTGTGGGAGGTTCTGGACTTGCACCAGCCTTCCGGCAAACCGGCCTGTTCGATTAGCTCCGTAGAACTGAAACAGTCCATGAACTCTTCCATCTGAACACACCGCCCTTTCGATGGCTTCATATTTTCTGACACTGGTCTTGGCCATGAGGAGCCTAAGCTTCAGTGCTTCTTCCACTTCTCCTTCCGTTTCTGTTACCAGCTCTTTTACGTTTTTCTTTGAAAGACTCTCGACTTCCACACCACGCTCCGATAACCAGTCTTTCAGTTGTGATACTGAGTTTGGGTTCTCAAGACCAGTCAGTTCATAGGCTCTTTCTGTTGCTGATACGGTAAACTGCTTATCACAGGAGATTGCCTGCATCACGAAATCCATATCCGCCCTAAAGCCTCGATCATTAATTCGTTGGTCCAGTTCATAGAGGGCTTGTTCTGATTCTGGTATTGGATAGTCTTTGATTTTCTTTCTAATCTCGAGTTCCACTTCTACGTCTCTGATGTTGTACTGCTTGAACAGCTCCCATTTGTCAGGTGCATCTGTTGGAAGGTTTCTCGTTCTTCCACCATTGGCTGCTGTTGGCTTACAGGGAATACAGAAGTATCTGATCAGTGGCTTTCCCTCTGACATTTTTTGTAAATCAAGCCTAAGTACTTTAGCCACCCCCTCAAGGTGGAGAGGAAGTCCAAGCATTGCTGCCTGAACCTCACTGCACCTCCATGAAGATGGATTAAGATACATTTCCTTATCAAGCTTTCGACTCAGATATCTCATAAGAGCCACTCGTTCGAAGTTGGCATTAAAGGCAGTCTTGATGATGTCTTCACTTAGAATGGCCTCAACGATTTCTTCAGGTATTTCCTCACCACTGGCCAGATCAATCAGTTGAACAGGACCTTCATCAATGCTGTAAGCAAAGAGTAGAATGTCGAAGTTTGGACTGTCGGTGTAACGGTAGACGCCACACTTTCCAAGGTCAATATCTGAAAATGTCTCAATGTCGATGGATAAAATCTTCATGGGTTTACCACCTCCTTTCTGTCTTCTTTACTGCTAAGCCAAGAAATCATCGTCAGCTTCAATCTCAA